CAAAGACGTAGAAAAGCATCTGCAATTAAACGTAAGCTTGCCAAGTGGCTCCAAGAGACGCTCTCGCAAATCGAGAAGCTCGAAACACAAGGGGTCGGAGCATACTCAGAAGCCAGCGGAGATAGAAGCCCCCCAGAACGAACCTATCCCAGCGCAGGTAGTAGCACCTGAGTATGACGTAGATGAAGCACAGGAAGTCGTATTTAAGCCCAACGAAGGGCCACAAACATCTTTCTTGAGTTCATCTGAAAGAGAAGTACTATATGGAGGGGCAGCAGGTGGTGGTAAATCATATGCTATGTTGGCAGACCCATTACACGGCCTAAACGATCCACACTTCTCTGGACTCCTTGTACGACACACTACTGAAGAACTAAGGGAACTAATACAGAAGTCACAGGAGTTATACCCACGTGCCATACCAGGAATCAAATGGTCAGAGCGTAAGTCACAGTGGATATCACCTAGAGGTGGAAGACTGTGGATGTCTTATCTGGATAAAGATACAGACGTTACTAGGTATCAAGGACAGGCATTTAACTGGATTGGATTTGACGAACTCACTCAATGGCCTACACCTTACGCTTGGGATTATATGAGATCACGTCTTCGTAGCGCACACGGTAGAGAACTAGGTCTATACATGAGAGCTACAACAAACCCAGGTGGTGCTGGACATGCTTGGGTAAAGAAGATGTTTATAGATCCTGCACCTGCAGGTAAAGACTTTTGGGCGACAGATGTTGAAACTGGAAAAACAATTACCTTCCCTAAAGGACACAGCAAGGAAGGTCAGCCTCTATTCAAGCGTAGGTTTATACCTGCATCTCTCTTCGATAACCCATACCTTGCCGAAGAGGGTGACTATGAGGCCATGCTCCTATCACTACCAGAGCATCAGAGAAAGCAACTACTTGAAGGAAACTGGGATATCAACGAGGGAGCAGCGTTCCCAGAGTTTGACAGAGCTACCCATGTTATCGAACACTTTGATATTCCTAACAACTGGGTACGTTTTAGAGCGTGTGATTATGGGTATGGTTCTTACACTGGGGTTCTTTGGTTTACTGTGGCTCCTGATGAGCAGCTTATAGTATACAGAGAAATGTACGTATCTAAAGTAACAGCTTCTGATCTAGCTGACATGATACTAGAAGTAGAAGCAAGAGACGGTGGTATGAGATACGGTGTGCTTGATAGTTCTTTATGGCACAACCGAGGCGATACTGGTCCATCACTAGCTGAACAGATGAACATGAAGGGTTGCCGTTGGCGTCCTTCTGATCGTTCAAGAGGGTCACGTATCGCAGGAAAAAACGAGATACATAGGCGTTTGAAGGTAGATGAGTTTACTGAAAAACCTATGTTAGCATTTATGGATAACTGTACTAATACAATAGCACAATTACCGGGCATACCACTGGATAAAAGAAATCCAGAAGATGTAGACACAAAAGCAGAAGATCACTTGTATGATGCATTAAGATATGGTATAATGACAAGACCAAGAAGCAGCATATGGGATTACAATCCAGCTAAACAACGATCAGGATTTCAAGCCAGTGATTCAACATTCGGATACTGATGTAGTAAAGTCTTGTCCTAAATGCGAGATAACTTATAATATAAACATGTGGAATGATAAATGTCCTAACTGTGAAGAGCAAGCTGCTTTCAATAATGGACCTTGGAGAAGAAAGGACAACAGCTAATGGCTGAAGAAATGTTTGAAACGGATGATGTCGTTGCAGCAGAGGACGCACTAGATTCTATTTTTAAAGAAAAAAACAGTGTCGTAACTTTTGTAAAAGATAGATATAAAAGATCTGAAGATTCTAGACACTCTGATGAACAGAGGTGGTTAAAGGCTTATCGAAACTATAGAGGTTTATATAGTAGTGATGTACAATTTACAGACTCAGAAAAGTCTCGTATATTTGTAAAGGTAACTAAAACAAAAACATTAGCAGCATACGGACAGATAGTAGATGTACTATTTGGTAACAACAAGTTTCCTCTATCTGTAAATCCATCTATACTACCTGATGGTGTAGCTGAGTCTGTACATATAAACATAGATCCAAATGCAGATGCAGCAGCTAGTGCTATTAGTGCGGCTATGTCTACAACAGCACCAAAGCCTTACCTAATAGATGGTGACACACCTCTACAGCCAGGTGAGACACTTGCAGACTTACAAGCAAGATTGGGTGGCATGGAAGAAAAACTAGCACCTGTATCTGAAAAGATAATTGAGGGGGATGGCACTACAGCTAATACAGTTACGTTTCATCCTTCTATGGTTGCAGCCAAGAAGATGGAAAAGAAAATCCATGATCAGTTGCAAGAGTCAGGAGCTACTACACATTTAAGAAGCATGGCATTTGAGATGGCCCTACTGGGTACAGGCGTTATGAAGGGTGCGTTTGCTGTAGATAAAGAATACCCAAACTGGAACGAAGATGGAGAGTATGATCCTATTGTTAAAACTGTTCCAGAATGTGACCATGTTTCTATATGGGATTTCTATCCTGATCCAGAAGCAAAGGATATGGAAGAAGCAGAGTATGTTGTACAAAGACACAAGATGTCACGTACACAATTACGTAAATTAAAATCACGCCCATATTTTATGGACGATTCAATACAGTTAGCTATAGACAAAGGACCAGACTATACACAGAAGTACTGGGAAATGACTATGGAAGATGATGATACACAACCAACGTCAGAGCGTTGGGAAGTATTAGAGTTCTGGGGTTTTGTAGATACTAAGCTATTAGAAGAGTATGGTGTAGATGTACCTAGTGAACTAAAAGATCTAGATGAAGTTAATTGTAACGTATGGATAAGTAATGGTGAAGTTCTACGATTTGTATTAAACCCATTTAAGCCTACACGTATTCCATACTACGCTGTACCATATGAGCATAACCCATACTCTTTCTTTGGCGTTGGTATTGCTGAGAACATGGATGATACACAGACATTGATGAATGGTTTTATGAGAATGGCTATTGACAATGCTGCAATGTCTGGTAATCTTATTATAGAAGTAGATGAGACTAACTTAGTTCCCGGTCAAGACCTATCTGTGTATCCCGGAAAGATATTCAGAAGACAAGGTGGCGCTCCAGGACAAGCTATATTTGGTACAAAGTTTCCAAACGTAGCACAAGAGAATATGCAACTATTTGATAAAGCGAGGGTACTGGCAGATGAGTCTACTGGATTCCCATCTTTTGCACATGGTCAAACAGGAGTTCAAGGAGTGGGGCGTACTGCTTCTGGAATCTCTATGCTTATGTCTGCTGCTAACGGTTCCATACGTACTGTTGTCAAAAATGTGGATGATTATCTTATACGCCCTCTAGGTAAAGCATTCTTTGCATTCAACATGCAGTTTGACTTTGATGATAATATAAAGGGCGACTTAGAAGTACATGCATCAGGTACAGAAAGCTTGATGGCTAACGAAGTACGTAGCCAACGCTTGATGCAGTTCTTACAAGTTGCACAGAATCCAGTACTTGCACCTTTTGCTAAAATGGATTATATTATACGTGAGATTGCTAAGAGTATGGACTTAGATCCTGACAAGGTAACTAACTCTATGAGTGACGCAGCTATACAGGCTGAGATACTTAAAGGCTTTCAAGCACCTGCACCACAACCAGCAGGTCCAGAAGGTCAGGGTGTACAGGACGTAGCAGATACTTCAGGAGGTGGAGGATCACAAATAGGTATGGGTACAGCGCCATTACCAGATGAACAAGGATTTACAGGTAATGCACCTCAAGCAGTTGGTTAATGATAAAGAATGCTACGAACAGTTTCAGAAACATATAGATGATTTAATAAATGTAAGACAACGTGCTTTGGAAACAGCCAATGAATCACATGTTATGCACAGACAGCAGGGTGCAATAGACGTACTAAGAAAGCTAAAGCTACTGAGGGAGACAGTAAACAGTGGATGAAGAACAAAAAAGTTTTCTAGATATTCTTACCTCTCCCCTGACAGGAGACTATAGAAAAAAGAAACCTGTTAGTGTTAAAGGTGCAGATGCAGCAATATCAATGACCCCTGTTGGGTCTGCTGTTGATATAGCAGAAGAGCTAGGTGAAGAAGATCCAAGCTATGCTAAGATAGGTCTTATTGCAGCAGGAGATGTACTTGGTGCGGCTATACCTGCAATAGGTCCAGTTGCTAAAACCTTAATAAAAGGTGGTGTTACAAAACTAGATGAAGTTGTTGATGTAAAAGATCTTACAAAGAATGCAGACTCAAATGCAATAGAAGAAATAGGACTAACTGATAAACAGCTAGAATCATGGAAAGCAGATAATTACGCTAAAGATAAATTTAGAATACCACCAAAGCCTGAACTAATGGAAGCTGCAGAAAAACTTCGTGATGGTAAGCTTAGTCAAGAAGAATATAGAACGCTATCAAATCAGTTACAGCCTATCATTACTATTGAAGAGATGCCAAAATTTCCTAGTAAAGAAGATGTTATACAGGCATTACACGCAACAGATAAACGCAAAGTAGAAAAAGGTATTGTAGGTGTAAATAAAACTATACCAGATGGAACACCTATATCTGCAAGACTAGACATTCCTGCATACAACGATACAGATACATGGATTGTATCACTGCATGATGGTAGTGAAAAGAGTGGAGCAACAGTAGGATATGCTCAGACAGCAGTTTTAAATGATGTTAAGTTTACTACAAACCCTTTAGCTGCTTCTGCTATTGCTTCAGGAAAACCAAAGACAACTATAGCTAGAATGAATGGTAGCTATGTAAATGCTGAACCAGATGAAGTATATGATTACACAAAAGAAATACTAGAAGGTAAAGCAGAAGGTTGGACACAAATAGGTATGAACCCTACTAGAGCGTCTTACTTTTATGATAAGTCAGATGGTATGCCTATTGTATCTGCTGAACAAGTATTACAGGTAGGACCACTTGTAATGGCATATAAGATTAAGAAAACAACTCCTGATGATGAGATGTTTCAATTCACAAATAAAAGAACAGGCGTAACAGGCAACTTTAATGAGGGCGGTATGGCAATAGAAGAACAAATGGCAATGAACTTTGGTGACGTACCTGACAATACAATAGGTATAGATCCTGTGTCAGGTAATGAGATACCAATGGGTTCAACAGCAGAGAATGTACGAGATGATATACCTGCTAACCTCAGTGAAGGTGAGATTGTTATAGCTGCTGATGTAGTAAACTATTGGGGTGTAAAACTATTTGAAGACCTAAGAGCGCAAGCTAAGATGGGCTACTCTGAGATGGCACAAGATGGACGTATAGGTGGTGAGCCTATGGAAGATGCGACTAGTGGTATTGGTATAGAAATATCATTAGAAGATTTAGATGTTGTAGAAGATGATGGTACTGAAGACGCTTTCTTAGGTAAGTTTTTTGCAGGTATAAGAGATGCTAACAAAAAAGCAAGAGAAGAAAGAGATAAACAAAAAGTTAGAAACATATTTAAAAACGCTGCAAATAAAGACAAGGATACTAAAACAAAAAATCAAACTAATGTTGAAAAAATGATGGCGGCATTTAGGGATGATAGTGATCAGAAAAAACCTAAAAGACCTACACTAAAAGAAAAACCCCCTACTTCAGATGATGCTGCTGGTCCTTCTATAGCTGAACAAATAAACTTTGGTGGAGACTATGGTGGTACTACTCCTACGAAAAAAGCAGGTAATGTGTCAGGTGCATACAAAGCAAGACAGACACAATCAAACAATGAAACACAAAACATTAGATACTACGACAAAGGTTTTGTTGAAAGACTTTTAGAAGGTTTAGGTTTTGATGAGGGTGGACTTGTTGAAGGTGATCTTGAAGTAGAAGAAGAAGAAGAACAGCCTAGAAAAGTCTATGAGAAAAAGGGTGGCTTTGATATGAGAACAGCCACAAGAGTTCCTGATGTACAGATATATACATATGAAAATGCAGAAGGACACAGAATACACATAACTTATATAGACGGTGTACCTCAATCAGAAATACCTCCTGGATATGTACAAGTAGGTGATCCTGTTAATGTAAATACAGGAGATGGTGAAGACACTCCTACTGAACCTACAGAAGGTACTGGCGAAGAAACAGGAACTACACCATCTGAAACAGGAACATCAGGAGGCGGTGGTAGCAGCAGTAATGATAGTAGTTCTGATACTCCAAGCCCAGAAAACTTTAACTATAAAGAACTTTCTATTGCAGAGTTAAAAGATTTAGTAGATGAGATGTCTTCTATGGGTACGGCACTAGTAAAACTTAATCCTATAACAAAGTTAGCTGTTGGGTTTTCTCATAGTCAAACAAGAAAAGAAATAGAAAGAAGGATAAATGATCCAAGTGTCTCTGAAGTAGATAAGATGAGATTGCAACAATTACTTGAACTAGCTAATAGAGATCAACCCGGTGCTTTAAGAAGAGTACTTGATAAAGTTACAGGTAATACATTAACAACAGCAGCAGGTCAGATACCTGATCCAAAAATACCTGATGTAGATTACAATGACCCTACTGAAGCATATACTCCTGATACACAGACATCAAGTACTTACAAGGCTCCTAATCCTACAAAAACAGCAGCAGAGATAATACAAGATGAAATTGATATTAAACGTATTCAAGATGAAATGGAGTCTGAACCACGTCCTAGGGATGATGATACTTTTGATGCTATGGGTGGCTACGATGGTTCTACTTACGATGAAGTACCACAGGTAGAAACAGGATCAGATACTGAACCTAGTTATACTGTTAATAAACCTACAGTAAGAGAGGATTCTAGAAAAGAAGCTGATGCTCAACGTAGAAGAGACAGACAGGAATCAAATAAAAATATAACAGGATCAACTGGTAGAAAAACAGATGTGGCAAGAAGTGCTACAAGAGGACTTAGCACCACTGAGAAGAAAGGTGGAGGAGGACTGGATAGCAGATTTGGCATAACAGGAATAGCAAAAGGTGGAATCGCGAGTAAGAAAAAGAAAAAATCCAAATAACTATAAGGCCACTCAGCTTCGGCTGACCCCAACATAAGGAAAAAACAAATGGCTACAAACGAAACTACAAAATCAATAGTAAAACCCAATGTTCCAAGAGTATTAATGGGCAGGGGCGGTTACATGAGTAATGAAGAGCGTATCAAGAAAGATGAAGAAGAGTTTCTTGCTATGAAAAAAGAAGCGTTAGGCGAAGAATATGAAGAAAGTACTGAAGATCAACCCAGTAGCGAAGAGTCTAAAGCTGAACCAGTACAGACAGAAAGTGATACCAAACAAGAAGAAAAACCAAAAGCAGAAGCACAAGAAGATGACACTGAACTAGGTCCAGAAGAAAAAAACTTTAAGAAACGTTATGGTGATCTGCGTAGACATACTCAGAAGAAAGAAGAAGAGTTTACTTCAAAACTAGAAGCATTACAAGCACAGCTAGATAAAGCAGCAAACAATGAACTTGTACTACCTAAGTCTGAAGAAGAACTAGAGGCTTGGTCTAAACAGTATCCTGATATAGCAGGTATCGTTGAGGCTATCGCTGACAAGAAATCTAAAGCTACAGCAAAAGATCTTGAAGCACGTATGGCAGAGTTTGAAGAGTTACGTGTAACTGCTACAAAAGAAAAGGCAGAAGTAGAACTTGTTAAAATGCATCCTGACTTTATAGAAATACGTCAAGATGATACATTTCATACATGGGCAGAGGACCAACCTAAGTGGGTACAAGATGCTTTATATGAAAATGTTGATGATGCAAAATCTGTATCACGTGTAATAGACCTGTATAAAATAGACAAAGGCATTACTAACAAGAAGAAAGTTAAACCTTCAGAAAAAGCAGCAGCATCTTCTGTTAAAACAAAAAGTACAGCAGCGCCAGAACCAGATGAGGCGGCTAATCATATTCGTGAATCTGAAGTAGAAGCAATGAATTTAAAAGAATACGAAAAGCGACAAGAAGAAATACTAGACGCTCAACGTAATGGAAGATTTATTTACGATATATCAAGAAAGTAGTTGACATTCTTGCTCACGTAGATACAACTATGGCATATACACAATAATTAAAGTGTGTATGCTTAATCAAGCACTAGCCACACAAAAGAACTACCTCTAAGTATAGGCCCAGCGCAAAGAGAAAGCGCATTCTCAAAGCATAGCTGACTACCCTAAAACAAAGAGCCTCTTCATGGTGGATATGTAGTGTACTAAACCCACGCCATATCTATAAGGAGATTTAACTATGGCTATTACATCAGCAAGTGGAGGCTTTTCAGGCAATTTCAGCCCGATAATGTACTCCAAACAGGCACAGATTGCTCTAAGGAGAGCAGCCGTGACTAACGCAATCACAAACAACTCTTACTTTGGAGAGATTGCAAATCAGGGTGACGTTGTACGCATCCAAAAAGAACCAGACGTAACTGTTAACGCTTTACAGCGTCATACAAACTTAACTGTACAGAAGTTAGCAGACGGAGACTTCTCGTTAACCGTTGACAAAGCTAATTACTTTGCTTTTAAAATGGATGACATCGAAGAGCAGTTCTCACACGTTGACTTCGTAAGCCTAGCTGCAGACAGAGCAGCTTACAAAATGGCTGACTCACTAGACGCTGACGTTCTATCTTACATGTCAGGTTACTCAGCAGCAGGTGCGGTAACCACATCTGTATCTGGTACTGCACAGCACCCAGTATCAGGTGAGATCAACGGTGAATTTTTAAAGACTCACCAGTTGAAGAAAGGTGACTTCGCAAGCATTACTACATCAAGTGCTGGTGACCATTCAATTCCATTGGCTATTCGTCTACCAGGCATAGCAACTGCGCCAACAGCGACAGTAACACCATTAACTGTTATTGCACGTATGGCTCGTACTATGGATGTAGCAAACATTGACTCACGTGATCGTTACTTAGTTGTTGATCCAATCTTTGTTGAAATGCTAAAAGACGAAGATTCACGTCTATTGAACGCTGACTTTGGCGGCAATGGTGAGCTAATGAATGGCTTAGTTGCAAATAACCTACACGGTTTTAAAGTGTACGTTACCAACGCACTTCCTTCAAAAGGAACAGGTGGAGGAACTTCAGGTGCAGCAAACCAAGACGCTAACTTTGGTGTTATCCTTGCAGGTCAAATGGATGCGGTAGCTACTGCAGAGCAGATCAACAAGGTCGAAAACTACAGAGATCCTGACTCGTTCGCAGACATTGTACGTGGTATGCACCTATATGGTCGCAAGATTCTACGCCCACAAGGGTTAGTTTCTGCCAAATACAACGTAGCATAATTATAAGTTAAACTTAGAGGCTGGCTTTTGCTGGCCTCTTCGTGCATTTAACAAAGGGATATTCTCATGGGTACTATTACTACAGCAATGTGCAACAGCTTCAAGCAAGAGCTACTTGGGGGTGTTCACGACTTAGACACACACACGCTAAAGATAGCGTTAATTAAACCATCGCCTTCAGGCACTTTTAATAAAGCTACAACTAACTACTCTCAGTTAACAGGTAGTTCAGATGAAGCCACAGGAACAAACTATACTGCAGGAGGAAATGTACTAGACTCCCCTGCAATAGCTTTGTCTGGAGATACAGCTACTTTAGATTTTGCAGATGAAGTATTTGCTAATCTAACATTGTCTGCTGCTGGGGCTTTGCTCTACAACAGTTCAGCAAGTAATAAAGCTATAGCTGTATTCTCATTCGGCGCAACAGTTGCTGCAACAGCAGGTGATTTCACAGTTATTTTTCCCACAGCAGACGCCTCCAACGCAGTAATACGTATAACATAATTAGGAGACTAGCATGGCTCTTATTGTTGTTGATAGAGTTCAAGAAACGACAAACACTACTGGCACAGGCACATATACACTAGCAGGGGCTAAATCAGGTTTTGCTAGTTTTGCTGGTGTTGGTAATGGAAATACAACATATTATGCTTGCACTGATGGTACTAATTTTGAGGTAGGAATTGGTACATACACAGCTTCTGGTACTACACTTGCACGTACAACTATTCTAACAAGTTCAAATAGCAATAATCCAGTATCTTGGAGTTCAGGTCAAAAAGACATTTTCGTTACACTTCCTGCTGCTAAAGCTATGTTCGAGGATGCTTCAAATAATGTTGCCATAGGAAATAATATAACTGTTGGTGGCACTGTAGATGGTAGAGATTTAGCTGCTGATGGAACTAAGCTCGATGGAATAGAAGCCAGTGCAACAGCAGATCAAACAGCAGCAGAGATAAGAACCTTAGTTGAAAGCGCATCAGATAGTAACGTGTTTACTGATGCTGATCACACAAAACTTAATGGAATAGAAGCATCTGCAGATGTAACTGATTCCACCAATGTAGCTGCTGCAGGAGCCTTAATGGATTCTGAAGTCAGTAACTTGAGTGATGTTAAAGCGTTTGATGCAGCCGATTATGCGACAGCAGCGCAAGGTACTTTGGCAGGTAATGCTTTACCAAAGTCTGGCGGTACAATGTCTGGTGATATTGATGGCAACGGAAACAAAGTTTTATTTGCTAACTTGTATGCTCAACTGTCAGACTTACCCAGCGCATCAACCTATCATGGTATGTTTGCTCACGTACACGCTACAGGTTTAGCTTACTATGCTCACGGTGGTGCTTGGATACCTTTAGCTAGTCTAACTGGTGCTGCTTTTACAGGTGCTATTACTACTAGCTCCACGTTTGATGGTAGGGATGTGGCTACTGATGGGGCCAAGCTTGACGGCATAGCCGCAAGTGCTAACAACTATGTTCACCCTAACCATAGTGGCGAGGTTACAAGCTCTGCTGATGGTGCAACAGTTATTGCAGATAATGTAGTTGATGAGGCTAATCTAAAAGTAAGTAATACACCTACTAACGGATACTTCCTTTCAGCACAGTCAGGAAATACAGGTGGCTTAACTTGGGCAACTCCTCCTGCAGGGTATTCAAATAGTGACGTTGACTCTCATCTTACCACCGCAGGAATTGATTTTAACGACAATGTAACAGCACGTTTTGGCACAGGACATGACCTACAGATTTACCACAATGGAACAGATAGTGTTATTCAAGAACAAGTAAGCACTAGAAGGCTTTTAATAGCTGCGGATGAAATAGTTTTAAGAAAAGGTGATTTATCCGAAGATATGGCTAGGTTTTATAAAGATGGAGCCGTAGAACTTTACCACAACAACTCTAAAAAGTTTGAGACTACATCAAGTGGTGCGACTATAACTGGAACGTGTACAGCTAGTGTTTTTAACGCTACTTCAGACGCAACTTTAAAAACAAATATTGCACCAATAGAAAACCCACTATCTATTCTAAAGAAAATAACAGGTGTTTCTTTTGACTGGAAAAATAACGAAGGTAGTGCCGAAGGTGTATTAGCTCAAGATGTAGAACAAGTCCTGCCCAACGCAGTTAACACAGATGAAGAAGGTAAGAAGTCAGTAAGCTACAACAACCTAGTCGGTGTACTTATTGAAGCAGTCAAAGGCCAACAAGACCAAATCAACAAACTAAAGGATAGGTTGAATGGGCTTTCAAGTTAACGGTGTTGAGTGGGTAAACAATAGTGGACACTTCACTCAAGGTTTAAAAACTGGACAAGGCAATGCCATGACAGGTACAGGCTCGATGACCACTAATACGTCTGCTGTTGGAACTTTTGGTACTACTCGTAACTCCGTAGGTAGTATCGCATTTGGTATCGCTATTGATGGTCTAAGCAGTTATACAGCAACTCCTGCAAATAGTTTTGGGCCACTATTTCTTGGACCAACTAATACCCAATCAGGGTATTCAGGTCTTGCACCCACCACCACTGGGCCGGGTTCTTCTATTAGAGATTACATCAAAATATTTAATTATGGCGCTTATCCATTAAGTGAATCTAATTGGAGAATATCAAACGGTTGGTTTGGTAGTTCGCAGTTGAGTGGCAGTAATTATGTTAGCAATTTTTCTGGTAGTTGGACACCCATAGCTAATTACATGGACAGAGGTAGTTATTTTCCTAGTAGTATATACATGAGAGTTTCATAATGGCTTTTCAAGTAAACGGAACAGCAGTTATAGATGGCTCAAGAAACTTTCAATCTGGTGCTTTTCCTAAAACAGTAAATGGTTTTAGCATAGTGGGTTCTGGTGATATGAAATACATCAGACCTACAACTTATGGTGCTGTTGGTACTTACACCATGCAACACAGTTCTACTTCAACAGGCAGCAATAATTTTAATGCAGGAGCAACTACTGCAGGGTCAACACTGATGGTTTTAATAATAAGTGGAAGACATTGTTCTTGGGATACATCATATGGTCATGCCACTTCTGACTTAACTTCTTATGCTCAATCTGGAACATGGCGCTCTATTAGTCACCAAGCATTTGACACCACTGCAGGTAAACATATGAATATACTTTGGGCTAGGATCTCATAATGGGGTTTCAGATAAACGGCACAACAGTTTTAGATTCTAATGGCATACAAAACAATGCAAATAGTTTTAAAACATTGGACGGAAACAGCATTTTGGGTTCTGGTAATATCACTGATAGTGGCCCGGCAGATGCGCTGTTATATGCTAAAGTAGGGGTTTATACTTGGGCAAGTATTCTTAAGCATCCTGCTGGTTCTACGCAAAATGTCTATGATACTAATTTTACTGTGGCAGCAGGTGGAACTATTGCAGCAAGCCTATTAGGGTGTGCTTATGAATCGTCTACTTTACATTATAGGCAGGGTTTAAACGAACCCTCACATAATACTCTCTATAACCCTGCTGGATCAGGTTCAGGAAGTAATTATGCTCATGCAGGAGCAACTGGGTATTCAGGAACATATAGAAACATGCTTACAGTAAGACAAAATAAATATCAAAGTTTATTCGTAAGGATTTCATAAAATGACAACACCAAAAGTTTGGCACATAGAAGAAATAAGAAATGCAAAATCTTTAAACAAAGAAAATACTGATTTTGATTTAGAAATTAAACATCCAGAGTTTGGTTGGATACCTTACACCTTAACACCTGACGATCCTGATGGAAGCATTAATAATTCTGAATTGTTGTCTATGATGGGGTCAAGTTATGCACAATATGTTCCACCAACTTCTGAAGAAATAATTAAAACGCAAACAGCACACGTAAGGTTTCAGAGAGATATGTTGTTAAAAATGCACGTTGACCCTATTGTTTCAAACAATTTGCGTTGGACTGATATGGCTGATTCAGAAAAAACAAAATGGACTGACTATAGAAAAGCATTGCTAGACATAACAAAGCAATCTGGTTTTCCACAAAATGTCACGTGGCCTACTGTACCTGAAGGATATGGGCTAAGATAAGGTATGTTTGGCTTACACCCTATATCAGCCGCACCTCTAGCGGATACAGGTTTCCAAGGTCCAAAAGATTTTACTACTCTTGCTTCTATTGGTGTAAGTCTCTCTGTTAACCCACCAGTTTTTTCCACACTAGGAACGTTTATTTTAGCAAGTGTCTCTGCTACAACAGGTGTTTCTTCTCCTACTACTGCTAGAGGCGCAAGTGCAACTCTTTCTGGATTACTTAGCACCACAAGCATATCTTCAATAGTCGCATCAGTTTCGATTGATTTAGCATTTAATTCAGTCGCAGGATTATTTAGTACTAACAGCACTACAGCACAAGGTAAGGCTACAACAACTTTAACAACGCAAGTCTCAAATACTTCTGCTGGTACTACTAGTGCCAGTTCAAAAGTTAATAAAATAATACCTTCTATTGCTTCTGTAATAGCTAACATAGTTCCTACAATATCATGTCCAGTAGAATTATCTTTAGGTAATGTCAATGCTACATTAGCTAAAAAATTACCTACAGTTACTGGCGAGACTTTTAACTTTGCAGAAATCGCAAGTAACTTTGATAGAAGTAGGGCTGTAGTAATATTACCTTTTCCAGTAGGTAATAGAACAGTTGTCGTAAGGGCTGAAAATAGAACTGTAGTTATACCTCCAGTAAATAGAAACAACGTAGTATATATAACTAATTAAGGATAAGACATGTCTTACAAATGGCCTGAAAAAGATCCTGACGAAACTGCAGATTTTAGTGTAGACTGGTCTAGGTTTTTAGGTGATGATTCAATAGTATCTACAACATTCTTTATTGATGATGCAAGCGGAACTAAGACTCAAGTATCTACTGCTCAAGTCGTTAATGGGCTACAATTTTTAGCATCTACTGTTGCTGGAAATGTAGCTACTGCACGTTTTGGTCAAGGTATAAATAATTTAAGATACAATGTCTCTTGTCGTATAAACACAACACAGGGTTTGACATTTGAAAGATCTGTGACATTACCAATTAGGAATAGATAAATGGCTTATAATTTTATTGGCTTAGTTAACGATATTAACAACAGACTAAATGAAGTAGCATTAACTGAAGCAAACTTTGCGTCTGCTGTGGGTTACTATAGTTTAGCAAAAGATGCTATAAACTCAGCAGTAAGACATATTAATCAAGAAGAATATGAATGGCCTTGGAATCATGTACAAGAAGAATTGCAGGTAGCTGCAGGGAATATGAAGTACTTTTATCCAACAGATGCTAAGACAATAAATATGAATTCTTTTCGTATAAAGAGAGATAATACTTTAAATGTAGGAACAGAAAAACTAAAGAATTTAGTATATGAAGAATGGTTAGAAAAATATGCTGATGATGAATTTAATTCAGATACAAGTATAAGAGGTGTGCCTACACACATTGTAAGAACTCCAGGCAGAGAGCTTATTTGTCACCCTATTCCTGACCAAGCATATAGTATAGTTTATGAATATTACACTTTTGGTTATGACTTAGAAAGTGCTTTAGATGTTCCATCATTACCAGAGCAGTATAGATTTGCGATAGTTGATGGTGCAATGTATTATGCATTTCAATTTAGAGGAGATACACCAGCAGCAGATGTAGCTCTGAAGAAGTTTACAGATCAAATAAAATACTTACGTTCTATAAATATAAATAGAACACCTTATTTAAGAGATACAAGGGTACACTTTTAATGGCAACACAATGGACTACATTTCCTATGGAGTTCAAAGGTGGGTTGATCTCCAACCTTACTCCCTTACAACAGGGTACTAACGCTGTAGGTTCCGCTACTATTTTACAGAACTTTGAGTCTGATAGAGAAGGTGGTTACAGTAAATTACAAGGTTATAATAAGTTTAGTACAACAGAAGTTCCCGGAACTGGAGAAGTTCTTGCTATGAAGGTTGTTTCTTCTGGTAGAGTTGTAACCTCTAGGAAGATGGATACAGCTACTATAACAGAATATCAGACGGCTACATCTACAGTAAATGGTGCAGTTTCTAATGCTACAGCAGTAGCTCTTGATAACAACACAGCTACAGCCATAGTGAATGGTGCTATTACTTCAAAGACTTCTATAGTTGTGGACAGAGTACGTGCCTTTACAGGTTCAACAGGAACAGCATCTGGTACTGGTTCAAGTGCTACCTTTAATATTACAAATACAAATGGTACATACACAGCAGCATTAAATGCAGCAGGTACAGCATACGCACCTAACGAAACAGTAACGGTAGTAGGTGCAAGTTTAGGTGGTGCTACTGCAGCAAACAACGCAACTGTTACAGTTACTGGTATTGCTCCCACTACACATACCACACCAGCAAATATTTATAATGGAACTGAGGGTACTGGTTTTACTTTTAATGTTACTAGAACTGGTGCATCCTATAGCATGGCTATTGTCAATGCAGGTTCAGGAGGCTACAAAGTTGGAGATACTGTTACTGTAGTTGGTGCAAACTTAGGTGGTGCTACCTCTGCCAACAATGCAACCATTACAGTAAACAGTGTAAACAATGTCCCTAAAACTTATACTAACCCAACTCAGTCTGCGTATGGTGGTTCTGGTAGTAGTGCTACATTTAATGTTTCCAGATCTGACGCAGTTACTCAGTTTGCTGTAACTGTTGTTAATAGTGGTGGTAATAAGTATGCACTTAATGGTGTAACAAACCCAACGTTAACACTTGTTCAAGGCACTACTTACACTTTTGATGTGAGTCATAGCAGTAACAGTGGACACCCATTTAGGTTTAAAGATGCTGGTGGTAATACCTTAACTGCAGGAATAACTGCAAACGGAACAGCAGGACAAGCAGGAGCAACAGTAACTTATGCAGTTCCTAGTTCTGGAACTATGCCAGCATTATACTACTGTACTGTACACGGCAACGCTATGGGAAATACTATAGCTACTGCAAGTTCAGCTTCTGCTGCTTATACTGTGGCTGTTACTGCTGGAGGATCAGGCTATGTAGCTGGTCAAACACTTAAAGTAGTTGGTACACAATTAGGAGGTGCTACCACAGCTAATGATGCAACTATAACAATAGCTTCAGTAGATGGGAGTGGTGTTATAACAGGAGCTACAATTTCAGGTACGCCTGTGGTAACTGGTACTGTAGCAACTGCAGCTATTGCAGGTACTGCTGTAAACAAAGGCCCAATAACAACCATAAGTGTTGCTGGTACTGGCGCACCTTTTGGTACTATTACTAGAGGTATGAAAGTAACTGGTGCTGGTATTAGTGGTGTCGTAACTGTACAAACAGTAACAAACCAAAATAATATTATCCTCGACAGAGTAGTATCTTTAGCTGACAATGCTGTACTTAGTTTTATTACTAACATAAAAGTTGGTATGTTTGTCACAGGTGCAGGTATATCTGGTGATGTAAAAGTAGCTGCAGTAACAAGCCAAAACAACATTACACTAGCCTCTGCTAAAAGTATTGCTAATAATACTGTTCTTACTTTTGGTACGTTTTCTTCTAGTCAAGTTGACAAGACTGTGTATTTTCATGGTACAGGCAGTGTGCAAAGTGGTGATGTTTTATCTTGGCCTCAAGTAGGAACGAGTACATCTACAAATACAAATAAAGTAAGATACGCTTCTTTTAACTTTACCCAAGAAGATAAAACTATATTTGTTGACGGTAAAAGCTTTCCTATGATATATAATGCTAGTGGTAATACTACAGTAAATTTATCAGGTGCAAACAGTTCAGACATACAGGGCGCAGAAATTGTAGCAGTATTTAAGAACCATGCTTTTTACTCCAAGGGTAGTAAAATATTCTTTACAGCACCCAACACAGTAGATGATTTTGCTACAAGTAATGGTGCTGGTACAATAAATGTAGGTTTTAATATAACAGGTATGATAGGCTTTCGTGAACAGCTTATCATCTTTACTACAGACACAATCAAGAAGCTAGTAGGTAATACTTCATCTGACTTTAAACTAGAACCTATCACAGATAGAATAGGTTGTATCAACCCAGATAGTATACAGGAATTTGGTGGTGACGTAGCATACCTATCCCCTGATGGCATACGTTTACTCAGTGCTACTGATCGTATTGGTGACTTCGCTCTTGACATTGCATCTGATCCAATATATAAAGACGCTAATGAGTTTATAGCACAAACAGACACATTTTGTTCTGTTTTGGTTAGAGGTAAATCACAATATAGATTGTTTGCTTATGTGCCTACTGTACAGTCAGCAAGTGCAACAGGATTAATAGCTACTAAATTTATTGCTCAAGGTGGTAGCGGTATAGCATGGTCAACAACAAAAGGACTAAAAGTAAACGTAGCAGATAGTACATACTCAGGCGCACAAGAAACTATTATGTTTGGTAATGATGATGGTTTCTGTTATGTTATGGACTCAGGTACTTCTTTTGATGGCGCTTCTATTGAGTCTATATACGAGTCACCCTTTATGCCTATTACAGATCCGCAGCTACGTAAAACAATGTATAAGTTAACACTCTATGCACAACCTACAGGAACAATGAATTTATCACTTAGTATTAAATTAGACTTTGACTCTGCAAATGATCCAGGAATTGTTCAACCAGCAGTTATACCAGTTACTTCAACTAGTTCAGGTAGTATAAGTTTATTTGGTTCATCTTCTTCAGTATATGGTAGTTCAAGTGTTACTTATGGTGGTGTACTAGATCAGATATATAAAGAAAATGTTATTGGTTCTTTTAAGACATTCTCAATGCGTATTACAGATAACTCAATAAATCCAACCTTCACTCTTGACACAGCAGTTCTTGAGTACAGACAAAATGATAGGCAGTAACAATGGCAGGTTATACAAGACAGGCAGCAGGTAATATTACTACAGGAAGTGTTATTGACGCTGATGATTTTAACGATGAGTACAATCAGGTACAATCAGCATTCAACGCTAGTACTGGTCATACCCATGATGGTACTGCAGCAGAGGGCGCTCCTATTGAAAAGATAGGGCCATCGCAGGATATAGTTGTGACAGCATCTGTACTTAGACCTAAAACTAATAATACTGTAGACTTAGGTACAAGTGCATTAAAATTTAAAAATGCTTTCATCCAAGGGGATTTGACACTAACAGGAGATTTAAATGTGTCAGGGGCCGCATCTATACCACTATCTGCAAATTCAGTAACTGCATCTCAAATAGCAGCTGATGCAGTTGGGGCAAGCGAGATAGCAGCTAATGCTGTGGGTGCTAGTGAACTTAATGTTAGTGGAAATGGTTCTAATACACAGTTCTTACGTTCAGATGGGGATGGTACATTTACATGGGCTGTTCCAACGGATACTAATACAACATACGGTGCTGGTAATGGTCTATCACTATCAGGAACAACTTTTGCTATGTCAGGCTCCTTCACTGGAAACTTTACCGCATCAGGTAACGTCACAGCTTACTCAGATGAAAGACTAAAAGAAAACGTAGAAACTATTGAAGGTGCGCTAGACAAAGTATCACAGATGCGTGGTGTTATGTATGACAAAGACGGACATCGTGGCACAGGTGTTATAGCTCAAGAGATGCAACAAGTTATGTCAGAGGTTGTGGAAGAGGGTGAGTATCTATCTGTAGCATACGGTAACTTAGTAGGTGTATTAATTGAAGCTGTAAAAGAATTAAAAGCTGAAGTTGAAAGTCTAAAGAATGACTCTGCCAACTAGTCCGTCTTCATTAAGCTTAAACGAAATTCACATAGAAGCAGGTGGTAGTTCAGGCACTACTTGTAGCCTTAATGACGCAGATATTCGTGACTTGTTAGGAAAATCTTCGGGAGCTAGTATGTCGTTTAATGAATGGTACGGTGCTAGTGCAGATCCTACAACTACAATTACTTCCTTTGGTTCAGCATCAGGTTCTGAAATACTTTGGCAGTCCTACACAGGAAATCATATAAGTAACCTTAATAACTACATTGGCACTTCTGGAACTACGTATGGCACACACACTTCAAGAGCAGCCCTTACCGATTATGGTGGACATACCCATACGCACACAACTTATTATGTTAAGAATGCCGCTAACATAGTCGATGTCACTTATGGTGGACAACGCTATTTGTATGACATTGGTGGTTGGGGTTTTTCTGATGGTGGAACAGGTAAACCATCTGGTAGTTTTAACATCACGAATCTTCCAGGTGGGGGCTTTACTACACATGTTGATACTGGCTTGGGCATTAGGTTGTTTTGTCATTATTCAAACACAAACACAGCTCACAGATGTACAGCAGACCATAACTACAATGGTTATGCACGTTTTGAAAACAACTTCCCAGGTAGTGGTATTGGTGCTAATTGGGCTAGTAACTCCTACGGAACTAAACTTTGGGGATGTTATCTTGACCCAGGAGACAAGCCATCTAGCTTATATCCTTCAAGTCTAACGCTGAAGTTTATTGGTGGGAATGCAGCAGGTACAGCAGCTTACTATATTCACTAGAGGATAATAAGTAATGGAATGGGATATCGAAAAGGTTAAGCGAGAGAACTTACAACAGTATGATTCTTTTGGCAGACCTATCCCTAGAGGTTTAAAGATAATTCCTACAATTAATAACAACGATGAAGCTATCTATGACGTAAGAAACCCACATGGTAATATAGGTTACACAGAAATAGTTCAAGCACAAAATAGAGAACGTGACGCTAACCTACTATTCTTTACTATGCATGGTGATTTGATTCCTATGAACTGGGTAGAGTGGCAATGGGATTTAGTCTATGAAAGATACCACAATAATGAGACTGCTGTTGTAGGTTCTAAAAACCCTATGGTACAAGCTAGTTTTCAACCTCTATGGGATGCTCGTTGTGAGTTAAATGAAAGATTCAAACTCAGTACATCTAACCCAGAATTTAATAGTGTTTACGGCAAGCTTAGTAAAACACTAGACCCTAACAAAACATACAATGAGAGTAGATAATGGCACTACCAGCTAGTGGTACTATATCACTAAACCAATGTCACATAGAATTAGGAGCTTCAAGTGGCTCTGCAGTTTCAATGAATGACTCTGATATGAGATCTTTGGCAGGAGTATCTTCTGGTGCTATATCGTTGTCAAACTTTCATGGTAAGGCTAACGAACTTGTTTTTGCTGCAGCTTTTGGTCCACAGAATGGATATAAATACCAAGCAAATATAACTGTTTCTTCTATTTCTGGCTTTAGTTCAGGTATGACTCTTAGAATACCGTCCGATACATATATACAAGGTGGTAGTAGTGGCAACGCTTTAATAATAGATATACCATGTACTATAATTAATGAAGGTCGTATAATTGGAAAAGGTGGTAAGGGTGGATCGTATGGATACCCCTCTTTTATGAATCCTTCTAGTGGGGGCAATGGTGAAACAGCTATTAATGTAACTTCAAGCGGTGTTACAATAATAAATCAAAGTTCTGGCTTTATTGCAGGTGGCGGTGGTGGTGGTGCTGTTGGCTATGATAACTCAGGAACTCACGGATCTGCTCACTACGTAAACGCAGGAGGAGGTGGCGGTGCTGGGGGCGGTCTAGGTGGTCGTGGTGGCGCAACTGGTGTTGGTGGTGGTTCTGCAGGAAATGTAAATGGAACTGGGGGCAATGGTACTGGTAATGGTTCTGACGCAGTGGGTGGTCTAGGTGGAGGCGCTGGCGGTGGCGGTGATAGCATCTTGAATTATGCAAACAACAATGGGGGCGTTGGCGGTGGAGGTGGCGGCAAAATCCTTCCAGGAGTTGGCGGTGGTAATGGACTAAGCGGAACAACTGCAAACGGTGGATCTGCAGGAGCAGCAGGTAATGGTGTTGGTGGTGGTGTAACTAATGTTAGTGGCGGTGGCGGTGGATGGGGAGCATCTGGTGGGGCTGGTCAAGGTGGATACTTTCTTGGTTCAGGTGGAGCAGCTATAACAGGAACATCAAGAACACTTGTAAATAATGGTACAATTTACGGATCAACATAATGACTAAATTTCTTTATGCACAAAAATATTACGAAACAGAAACAGAGGTTGCTAATGCTGCCTCAAAAATAAAAGTAGAATTAGATACTCTTCCAACAAAATGGTGTGTTGTTAAACCTTCTATAAAACAAACAACATTAGTTATTGATGGCGAAACTATTGTTGCCCATGAGTATGGTGACGCATTAAATGATACACAAATTTTATCTTTAGATGATTCTGACACAAGATATAATGTGTATGCAGTACATGATGGTGACAATCATACAAACTTATCACGCGCTGAAGCTGGTATTATAGTTAGTAATATTAAAACTTCTTATGCTAGATGGTTAGAGGTAAATAACTATTATGATAAGGAAAAAGCAATACCTATAACAAACGAGGATATGTCTGGTTATGTCTAATATTACACCAGAAGAATTAGAAGCCATGCTAGATCGCGCAGCAAAGCGTGGTGCTAAGATGGCATTGCGTGAAGTAGGACTGCATGATGACGATGCTCGTAAAGACATAACAGAAATGCGTAACTTACTAGAAGCATGGCGTGATACACGTAAAGGTGTGTGGTCAACTATGGTTAAGATGTCAACAGTAGCAGTAATAACATTCATTGCCGCATCACTTTGGATGCAAATAGGGAAATAAGATATGGCTAATAAATTCGCAGGATTCACTAATGAGTCAATGGAAAAGAAGATACTCCCATCACTGGGCTACACAGGGGCAATGGATAGAGATTCCATAAATAAGTTTCTTGCAGCTAGCCCTGCAGCAGCAGCCAAGATGGGCAAATACACTATGGCAGCTAGGCAGATGGTTGAGGGTAAACGTGTTAATGCTGTTTTTGGAGGATTGTTTGGTGGACCTAAATTTGGTACACAGGAATATAAAGACCTGACAGCAAAGACAGCAAAAGCAGCATCGCAAAGACAAGCAGATAAAAAAACTATGGAAGAGGGTAACATAGCTCAAAGAAGGGCTGTTATGGAAAGACAGGCAGCAGATCGTGCTGACCCAAACAAAACGCCTGACATGTTAGCAACACAATATACACAGAATGATTTTATTAGGGGTATTAATTCAGGGGGTAGTGGAGAATCAGCACCTGCTGTACAAGCATCTCCTGTAGTTAATCCTCAAGGTTTTGATGGTACTGCCCCTGACGGTAGTCCTCAAACACTTATAGCTGGTCCTGCTACTAAAGAAGGAACATTTAATAATACAGCCGCACAGGGTATGCCAAGTGGTGGTGACATGACTGCTCAAATAGCGAAAGATCCTACTGGCCCTACAACTGTAGCTGCTGTACAAGCTAACGATAACGATGCAGCTAATATAGCTGAGAATACAGGACAGGCAGGAACAGCTACACAAGCTGGTGTAACTACAGCAGGAACAGCAACACAAGCAGCTACCCCTGTCACAACACCAGCTAATACAATGACAGCAGCACAATCACAAACTACAATGCAAAACGCCTTGGCAGGTATGACTGGCGCACAGGGTCAGGTAAGTGCTGATTCATTAATGAATGCTGCACAGATGGACCCTAATACTGCTGCATCTCTACAGCTACAAGCAGCACAACTGGGACAAGCACAAACAGTACAAGCTCCTAACCCTTTACAGGTTACACAAGATCAACTTATAGACGGATCTGCTGTAAATCAAGGACAGGTAGATGCTACCCTAGCAAAAGCTGAAGCTGCTCTTGTACAAGATGAGATGGCTAGTTTAATGCAAGACTTTCAGGGTGGTAAAACACCTGTGTGGGCAGCAGGAGCTATGAGAGCAGCTAATCAAGCTATGGCGGCACGTGGTCTATCTGCCTCTAGTATGGCAGGGATGGCTATTGTACAGGCAAGCATGGAAGCAGCACTACCTATTGCACAGATGGATGCATCTAACAAACAACAAATGGCTATGATGAAAGCAGAACAACGTGCTAAGTTTATGGGCATGGAGTTTGATCAAAACTTTCAAACTAAAGTTAAGAATGCTGCACGTATATCAGAGATAGCAAACATAAACTTTAGTGCAGAACAAACCATCGCACTAGAGAATGCTCGTATGGCTCAGACAGTAGATCTAGCTAACCTGTCAAACAGACAAGCTAAAGTTATGGCTGATGCAGCTACCATGACACAAATGGATATGGCTAATTTAGATAACAGACAACAAGCAGCAGTACAGAATGCACAGGCTTTCTTGCAGATGGACATGGCAAACTTAGACAACACACAACAAATGACTATGTTTAAAGGACAAGAGACTGCCAACTCAATACTTAGTGACACTGCTGCCATGAATGCAGCAAGACAATTTAATGCATCTTCTCAAAACCAAACAGATCAGTTCTTTGCGTCACTTGGATCACAGGTATCACAGTTTAATGCAGAACAAAGCAATGCTATAAAACGTTTCAATGCTGGTGAAACAAATGCATTAGCTCAGTTTAACACAGCACAGAACAATGCACGTGAACAGTTCAACGCACAGAACCATCTTGTGATTGCACAGGCTAATGCTCAGTGGGCGCAGAACATTACCACAGCAGAGAATGCAGCAGTCAATCAAGCTAATCGTGACGCAGCTATAGCATCAAATAATTTAACCATGACAGGATACAACAACGCTGTACAACGTGAGCGTGACATATTAGCATGGGCATGGGAAGCAGGACAGAATCAGAAAGAAAGAGATAAAGCCATTGCTGTAGCAACTATTGAAGCTACTGATGGTGAATCTTCAGGTAACTTGATAGCGGATTCAGCAGGTAGCTTATTATCAAAGATAGTAAACTCAGCTATTGATTCTTTTGTACCAGATATTGTAGACGCAATAAACCCCTTTGACTAAGAAAGATTTATAATGGCATATAATCCTAATTCATATTTTAATTATGAGGCTGGACGTGGGAGTATATATAGCTCTCCACCTAAGAGTAAACCTAAGAATGCTAACCAACAGGCTGCTAAATCAATGGGTTCTGCAGGTATAGGTGGCCTTGGTGGTAAGCCTACTACAACTGCTGCAAAAAAGATTCAAGATAATTTTAGAAGAGAAACACAAAAAGATAGTGGTAGTACCTATGATGAAATAGCCTTACCTACTGAAGCAGAAGTAGATAAAGGAATTAAAAAAGGATTAGGATCTCCCGACAAATCAGATGATGACAAAGACCAATCACCTATAGAGAGAATAAAAAGTACCCTTGATAGTGTGTCAGAAATGATGGGTCTAGGCAAACCTAAGAAACCAAAAAAAGCAGCATACACACCAGATAAAATCTATAGTACTGCTGCGTTTAGAGCTAGGTCTGATGACCCTATTGATTTGAACGCACAAAACAGAAGGATAGATGCTGCACTAGACTTTGAAAACAGAGTGCCTATGGCATACTTACCTGCTGGTGGTACTTACGATGAGATAACAAAACAAAGGGGCGCTGATGAGCGTAATCAAAAGAAAATGGCAGAATCTATTAACGCTACAATAGCACAACTCTACGCTGCTAATGATCCTGCAAGACAGTTTTATCAGTCTAATGTACCTATGGATCAGAGAATATTTGAACCAGAGCTAGGGTATGACGAAGTACCACAGGTTCTTACAGAAGGGCTGGGATCAAAGAAAGAAAAGCACAAAGTTAAAAAGGGTGACACTTTATCTGAGATTGCACAAGCTAATGGAACTACTGTTGAAGAGCTTGTAAGATTAAACGACATAGAAGATAAAGATGTAATAGATGTAGGCCAAGAAATAAAACTATCTGATACAGCTAATGTAAATAACCCACAGACACAAGAAGAAATGATAGATACTGAAGATGAAAGTCTACGCTTCGGAACAGCAAGTGGACCAACTTTTTCTACTACAGTAGATAGTACATATACAGACTTTGTTGATAATGAAGAAGAAGGTAGTACAGCGCATGTAGGACAAGAAGGTGCTATAACTCTTATGGGTGGTGTGGTAGCTGATAACCTTTCTTATGATGGAGAAAAGGTAACAAGTAATACAGGTTATACATCTTCAAGCTTTGACGCATCTAAGTTAGACTCATCTAAGGCCACTAAAAAAATATATGTAGGAAAAGATGCTAGTGGAAAGGATAAATACAAAACTGTTAAACGTACTGACTATGCTACAGATAAAGACTTTACCAAGGCTGTTTTAAAAGTTTTTGAAGATGTAGTAGCTGCTGGTGCTGGAGACGATTATGATGATTTGTCTGACGGTGCTAAAAAAGCAATGGTTAAATTATCTTGGAATAATGGAACAAGATGGGCAAACTATAATACATCTAAAGCCTTATATAAAGAAATGGCAAAAGAAACTAAAGACTTAGATACTGTAGCTGAAGGTATGCTAAACTACTCTACAGTATCAGGGTCAGGCGCTTCTATAGGCGTATCTAAAGCACGAGCAAATGCTTGGAATGCAGCACGTGATGAGCATGGAGGAGTAGAAATAACTAAGATTGTTGCAGACAATACAGGAACTAAAACAAAGTTTAACTACTATGATGTTGCAGGAAATCTAGTACACACAGAAACCACAAGTCGTGCGCCTAGCAAATATGCTAGTACTGCGACAACAATAGAAAAAGACGCAGAAGGTAACTGGTAATGTTTGGACTACCACTAGAACTAATAACAATGCTTTTCTCTACAGTACTAGGTGGAGTTATGTCTTTAATAGGACAGAATGCTAAGAATAAAGCTGAACAACAAAAGGCTTTAATAGGTGCAGTCAACGAAGCCAGAGAGCATGGTAGTAAAGATATACACTTTGCATGGACACGTAGGATCATAGCTTTATCTGCAGTCTTTGCTATTATTGTCTTGCCAAAGATGGTAGCTGTATGGTATCCTGACGTAAGTGTTATCGTAGGTTACACAGAAGTACATGGCGGTTTATTTAACTGGCTATTTGGTGGTGACGGTACAGTGCAATGGCAAGCTGCACGAGGTTTCGTTATCACACCACTAGACACGCACATAGTATCTGCTATAGTAGGCTTATACTTTGGTGCAGGATTCACTAAATAGGAAAGCACAATGGAAATAGAAATATCTAAATTTGATAGGCCCATTCCAGGGCAGTCTTTAACAGGCGAACCTAAGAACAATCCTTGGGAGAACCCTGCAGAAATGTCTGACTTGGGAGAAATTACTGCATACTATGTAAAGAGATTGGCTAACGATGATACTATGGATGATATTGGCGCTTTGATGCAAGCAGGAATATCTATACAGCCTGTGGTACAGAGCCTTATAACTTCTGGCAACATGAGAGGGATACACAGCGTAGACTCAGGTATGCTGGTAGCACCTGTAATACACCAGTTTATTAAGAAAGCTTTGGAAGCTATGGGTATAGAGTCTAAAGACGACAGTATAGACTACGAAAAAGAAGCGGATCAGAAAGAGTTAGATCGCTTTAAAGTGGTAGCTGGACAAATGTTAAACGGAAACGTTGATATGAAAGATCCAGGAAAAGAATTGTTAAGTGAGTTGGTTGAAGATCAGCCAGAGGAAGAAGAGACACCAGAAGAAAAGCCTATGGGCTTAATGGCGAAAGGGTAGAGCTATGTCATTTTTACAATCATTCGGGTCTAGCTTCCTAGATGGTCTAGGCGAGGGCATTGATGAAAGACAAAAGAAAGCGGAAGACTACGAAGAGCGCAGAAGAGAAATGGCTGCACGTAACGCTCCTTTGTTTAGATCAAGAATGAAAAACGCCAACAATGCCTACACTTTAGCAAACCAAGCTATGGGTTTAGGAGCTAAACGTTATCAGGTAGAGGCTGCTATGTCATCTGGATATAGAGGCATTGAAGATTTTTATAATCAACTAAAAGAAGCGGCTAATGAAAGAGGCGTAAGAACTTTAAGTAATGATGATATTGAAGGTTTGATAAACCTACCTAGTACAATGCCTAAGATTAATGACAGCTATGTAGACTACAGCTTACAAGAGTTTGCTAATAGAACATATGGTGTTGATCCTGCTAGTGCTTCCCAAATGGAAGACACAGGTAGTAGCTTTAGTTTAGGAAATCTATTCCGTGTAAACGATATGAAGAAAGCTAGGAATAGACTAAGACAAGAACAGTATATGGGTGACTTGAGTATAGCAGATATAAACGATCTAGCAGCACAGTCTGAGTACACGTCTATATTTCCAGAGCTAGGTATGTCTTTACTTGATGTAGAGTTTTATGGACCTGAAGACACGAGTGAGTTTATAAAAGACTTTACTGATGCAGCAGCTACTTCTCAAGCAGGTAACAGAGCAGCAGATGATATAGTACAAATTGCAAAGAATGCAGCCATTGACGCAGCAGACGGTAAAGAACTTTCTCCAGAAATCCTAGCACAAGTAGAAAGAGAAGCCAGAAGAAGGGTGGCAAAAGATGCTGTAACTCCGCTAGTAATAGGAGCTATTGGTAAATATGGTAGAGGAGGTTTCTTTGATAGTAAAGTTTCTACAGATTTAGTTGAAAAGATATTAGGAAAAGATTTTCTAGCAGAGCAAAGATCTATATTTAAAGATGACGATGATGAACAATCAGAAGGAGAACCTATTGTCCCAACGCAAGAAGAACAATCAATACAACTTGGAATGGAAGAGTTTGAACGAAGATCTAAACCAGCAGACAGAATCGAAGACAGTCAGTTCCAAGAAAGTTCCGAAGCGGAAGCGCCCAATACAGAAGCTCAAAAAGAAGCGTTACTTGCTAAAACTTTCCCAAAAAGAAAGAGTAAACGTGGTCTGAGTGGCAAGGGAGAATGGGATAGAAAGTATGAAGGTAAGGTAAATCCTGAAACAGGAAAGGTTATTATTGCACCACCAAAACCTCCTGCAGGTGGAGAAAAGACAAGAGAAGTAGTAGCTAGAAATCAGTTTGGAGTAAGAATTCCTAGTATTAAAAGAAAAGTTACTGAGGCTGAATGGTGGGATATTACATACGGAAAAACCCATGACGTTAACGGCATACCAAAAGGTTTATAATCAGCATGGATTATTTTGAAGATAACAATCCTTTAAAGAAGGATGATCTAAAGAAGTACGAAAACCTAAACAAGATACGTAACTATATGATAGGACGTAAAGGAGTTGACTATAGGGATAAAGATCCTGATGAAATGGTTGATGACTATGTACAGCACTTGCGATACTTCAATGCCAACACTGTTAGTACTACAGGTGAACTAAGGTGGATAAATAAAGCAGACGATAAAATGAAAGAAACTGCTAGGCAAGCTTATGAGTTATATGATCAACTAGGTAACGTCTTTCAAAATGATGGAGCTATGGGTGCTGTTGATGGTATAAAGGATTACATTTTTGCTGCTGCTAAAGACCCTACTAACTATATAGGTATAGCTACAGGTGGTATTGGACGTGCGATTTCAGGTGGTGTGTCTCTGACAGGTAAGCAAATGGTAAGGGCTGCTGTTCGTGAGGCAGGTAAAACTGCATTAAGGGATGGTGCTACTAAAACTGCAGCTTCAGAGGCAGCAGTAAGAGCAGGAGCGCAAGCTGCACAGAGAGCTATCAAGTCTGGTGTATCAAAGAAGAACGCAGATGCAGTAGCAGATAGTGTAGCCAATGAGGTACAAAAAGAGGGGCGAAGATCTTTAGCAAGAAATGCAATGCGACAGAAGCAATCAGAACTGTTCGATATATCAGGTAAGAGAGCAGTAAAACAAACAACAGCAATAGATGCAGGTGCTTCTATGTTGCAAGATGTTTTAGCACAGCAGACATACATAGAAGCTGGCGCACAGGAAGAGTTTAGTAAAACTCAAACAGCTTTCTCCTCACTTCTAGGTGGCGTAGCAGGAGCAGCACAGCTAGGCTTTGGTAAGTTTCGTGGGGCTTCAGGGTTTGAAGACACAGGAGAAACACTAGAGGGTATAGCTAATACTGTTATAGAGAACAACACAGCTAAGTTAAGCAAGAAAGATTCTAAAGCTGTAGCCAAGAAAATGAAAGAAGACATACTATCTTGGAATGAAAAGGTAGAGCGTGGTAAAGACTTAAACCCTGCCAATATGCCAGCAGACTTAGTAAAAACTATAGTGCTTGGACAGGATGGCAAGAGTGGCCTAGCTAAATTACTACATGATAAGGGTGAAAGAATACACAGCAAAAAGAAAGTAGCTGACCTAATATCTAACGTAGCTAGATTTATACCTGATGAAGATCTTGTTGAAATAAACAAAGCTATGGGTAAGTACACAGATATACAATTAGGAGAGCTTACTCAGGATGGTAAACTTAACCTCAGAGACTTGATAGCTAAAGAAGCAAGTGAAGCAGGTAAGTCACTAGCTGTATTCTCTCATGCAAAACGATTAGTAAACACAGGTATTGTTGCTGCTGGTGGTAAGAATAAAAAGTCTATTGAAGAAGAGATGGAAGAAGCTTTAGGCCAAGTAGAAATACTCAAGAAATCAGAGCCACTAAAGTATGGACAGTCTGTGTGGAAACGTTTACTTGTTTCATCCCCTGCTACTACAGCAATTAACGTAGCTGGTTTCTCTCAGTACTACGTAGGTCAAACTATGGTTGACTTCTTTAACTCTGGTATGCTGGGTATGAAAGCTATGGCACAGATGTCGTATAGTCCTGCTGCAGCTAGAGAAACTATGAGACAGGCACGTGCATTGACTGCTATACAGGCACAGAAGATGCGTAACTTGTTAGATCCTTACACTACACATGATGCATATTTGAGGTTCTTGGATAATAACGAAGAGGCACGTAAGACTTTGTTTGAAACTATGGCTGGTGGTGTCGAGGCTACAGCAGAAAGATACAACATAGACCCTGACAGTAAATTGTTTAAGAATTTAGAAGCATTCGCTACAGCAGCAAGTCAGGTAACAGGTGTGCGTATACAGGACAGCTTCACTAAGTCTCAGATGTTTATGACTGAGATGGATAAGTACCTTAGAGTAAACAAAGGAGTTACCCTCAAGGAAGCATTTAATAAAGGAGATGACTTTATTGATGAAGAAATAATTCAGGGTGCGTTGGATGGTACACTCAAGTCTGTATTTGCAAAGGACTACACAACAGCGGAGCAGCCTGAGTTACTAAGATCAGCAGCTAAGTTTGCTGAGACATTTTCTAACACTCCAGGTTTGGGTACACTTCTACCGTTTGGTAGGTTCTTCAACAACGTTGTAGCTACAGCATACCAATGGTCACCACTAGCAGCACCTCAACAGTTTATTAAGTTTGGTAGAAATCTGGTAAAGAAAGAACCAGAAGTGACAGATAGGGATGCTTTTGCTCGTATGGTTGTAGGTAGTACTGCTTTACGTTTATCTATGGACTATGACAATGAGAGAAGAGATAAAGGTCTAGGTGTATATGAGGTAGATGTGGGCGGTGGAACTATCATAGATGCTAAGAACACGTTCCCTTTCTCTCTATGGTTAGCTGCAGGTAGAGTACTAAACCTAAGAAGAAATGGTGAGCAAGTACCACCAGAGCTACAGCAAGAGCTAGGCACACAGCTAGTCGTGGGTCAGCTTGCACGTGACGCACAGTTTGCTAACGACATAAACAATCTACTAGATGTTATTACTAATGTTGATGATGGTGCAAGGGAAGCAAGTGTAGATGGTTTCTACAAAGTGGGTGGTAACTTTATCTCAGGTTTTACACGTCCTCTAGATGCACTCAACAAAGCTGTAGGTTTTGCTATGGGTACAGACACAGCTAAAGATGTACGTCAAGCAGAAGGTGTAAACGTATTCACTCAGTCTGCTACAAAGTATGTAGACAATATCATAGAGGCTTTCATAGATAAGACTGATGCCATAACAGGTGAGGAATTAGAAGTAGCTACTAGATCAGGTGAGATATATGATGCTAATCCTTTTGCACGTATCTTTGGTTTAACAATAAAACCTGGAAGAACAGCTACAGAAAAAGCATACTCTATGGCAGAGATGCATCCTTGGAGAGCTAACGAAAGAACTAAGATACCTGCTTATGATAAAGCTTTTAATGGAATGATTGCCCCCTTCTTAGAGGTATATACTCAAGATTTATTAAATGATCCTGCGTTTGAGAAAGCAAACCTAGCAGGAAAGCGTGGTATGTTAAAGAAAAGATTATCTGAAGTTAAAAAGATAGTAAGAAAGAGAATGGAGAGTGGCTATGGCGGCTCTAATAATATGATATTACGTAGAGCAGCAAAGGCTACACAAAGGTATAGCAAAGAAACTACAAGAGAAGCCTTAAAGTTAATGAAAGATCAGATGGGTATAACAGGTACTATAGAAGATCTAAATTACAAAGAACTAGAAATGTTTATGACTTATGCAGACTATGTAGATGGAATACAAAAAGAAGTAGGGAGTATATAAGAGAGGGGCCGCACAAAGCGGCCCTTTCATTTTGTATAGCTTTGTCCTGCCCACATCTTACACTCAAGAAGTTTATCTCTAGCTTGCTTGCGTTCAGGATTATCCTCAAGATTATCTAGTAGAAACTTATCTACTATTCTTATAGTATTATTTAAGTCTCTTTTAAATTGCTCACGCTTTGCCTCCATATAGTTTGTAGCTTCACGCTCTAATTTCATTATCCTGTCTCTTTAAAGTCCACTGTTATTTCATTTAATATACTCTTAACCTGCTCTATATTTAAATTAAACCACTCCCCCCTTTTTTCTTTTGCCACTTTAGTAGCAACTTTATGTGCTTCTGATTCTGACTTACGTTTGTTGTTAGTCGATACTATATGCTCTACTTTGTAGTCTCTTAAAGGACTACCAGTTTGATAACCAAGACATCTATCATCAGCATCTACAGCCATGCCTATCTTAACCCACTCAGGCCAAGCAGGATTAGTAATAGCGTAGACATATCCTTCTTTTATTTCTCCTCCTTTTTGTAGAGAAGCAAAGGCCGCATCATTAAAACTTTTGTATCGTCCAGGTTTATGTAATGGATGCGCTCGTGGTATATATTTACCATTCACATACATCTGAAGAGCGTTATGTATTGGACTCCACTTCTTCATCCTTTCACGTATTCTTTTTGGGTTATCTTTGTAGTAATATTTCTTTCCTGTTTTTGGATTAATACCTGTTCTTTGTTGTCCTACTTTTCTTTTTTGCATTTTTATACTTCCTTTGGTACTTGAGTACACCATACCCAATAGTCTGCTTCCCACATAGACTCAGGTCTAGTAGCCTCTAAGTAATTGCTACGTGCAGCTACAGCCACATTACATTTTTCTCTACTTTGGTATAAAATATTGTCGCTCATAATCAATGGCTCTCCATCAAATATAAAGAGTGCTACTAATACCCAAGCCATACACTACTCCTTTGCTTGATAATATTGATCAACTTTATCGTTGACCCACGGTTCAAGATACTTCTCTGTTACACTGAATGTCGCAAAGAAAACTATTATTGCTGTTGCTACTACTTCCATATTTTATTCCTTATGTTATATCTACTACTTCACACACGTCACCAGAGCAAGCAAATGTTTGACTCGACTTCGTGTTGTCTTCTTGTTCATACTCTGAAAGCTTAGTCCAGTCAATCTTTTTCGGCATGGTCTTGAGTAATTCTTTGTACTCTTCCTTGGTGCAATCTTGATATGGAGCTTGCTGATAGGTATGGTCTGAGTGTGGTAGGAAAGATACACCTGACATTTCATCAAAGTGTTTATAGACAAAGGCTCCTACCTCAAGCCATTCATCATCACGTACTGATATTGTAACTGAGGGCTTATGCTCACACCAATGGCGTTGGTAAGTAAGCCAAGTCTCTAGCTGTTCAATAGCAGTCATGTCGTTGCGTGTCGTTGCTCTCTCTGGTGCTTTTACAGGAAAGCTAAACACAGTTGTACTGTCGCTCTTAAACACACATGGCTCATTAGGTACACCATTGTCAATCATAAACTGTGTAAGGGGATCTTTATTATCACCTCGTACAGTACGA